TAATCTCGTTCTGGGCGCGGCTGGTGGTCTTGGCCACGCGGATAGGCAGGCCGAACATTTCCGCGAAGGAATCCCAGAAGGCCAGGGCATATTTCTTGGGGATGGTCTGGATGGCCGCTTTGAGATACAGCCCCAGATCCTCCGGGGCCCCCACCTCTACCAGCCAGTCAGAGTAAGGGGGTTGACGGTAGTCAATGCCTGACTCCCAGCTGTCGCCGGCATTGAGCGTCACGCGCCCATATTCCGGGATGACGTGCTTGCGTGGGATGAGTTTCACCCCATCGAAAGTCAGAAGCCCGTCTTCCCGGGGGATGACGTTCCCCAGCTCTATGAGGGAATGCCCCCAGTACCTTGACTGGAGCACATACTTGACGAACTGTTTAAACCAGGCGGTCTCCAGATATTTGAGCGCCTCATCATCCGCATCCTCTTTGTCGTTTACCAACTTGAATGACTTGGACATGATGAAGCCCTGCAACTGTCCGATGCAACCGGACAGATGAAGATCCAGGTCAACGTCCCTGTATATGTCATAAAGCCGCTGCCGGCTGGGGTTGTCAACGCTCAAGGCCATCTGATGTGCCTGCCGCCAGGACGCAAGGTCCCTCTGCGTAAGAAGGTCCGTTTGGCGCTGGAGGTCGATGATTATTTTCTGGACGCGCTTCCGGTCCTTTTCCTTTGAAAGGTCCAGGCGTGTCCCATCTTTCAGGGTAAGTTCCCCTGGGAGGTCCAGCTGCTGGAGCACCTCCATCCCAGTGGATGCTATATGTCCGGAAAAGAGTTTCCGGAATGAATCAATTACTCCCATGTCAATAGCTGTTATCTACACACGGCTTGGAACCGTAGCGGATGGAGGGTGCCGCGCTTTCCCCTGAATCCGTGGTGGCCTCCGGCAGATCCGGGATGACAATTCCGGACTGGACATCTTTCAGCCATTTGATAGCCATTTCATAACGCTTCTCGCGGATCTCCATGCCCATCTTGTTGGGGAGGGATGCCGCCATGTGATACAGGGCGATGTCACACGCATACATAAGAATCTGGCGGTTGCGGTCTTGGCCTTCCGCTTCAAAGATGGCCCGACAGTCATACTTGGGACGCAGGTAGCCGGAGATCTCTTCCACGGCTTCCAGTTCCGCATTGGCCCTGGTCTCCTGATCTGCCTGGGTTACGACCTTGAGGGCGGTTTCCCCAATGACAACCTTATAGTCACTTTCCTGGATAAACATAGAAACCTCCTTTTGGGGCTATTTCGCGACGTATAGGGCAATCTTTTCGATGTCCTGGATAGTTGTGCCACTTTTGAACTTTCGCTGCAAAATAAGGCGTTTTAGGTTCTTTTTAGGGATAACCTCCAACTTCCCTTTGAACACAATGACATAGTAGGTCATATTGAAAAGGGCGGAGAGTCTCTTCGCCTTTTTGACGGCCCTCTTGTAACGGCCCGCCCAGATACAATCCTTGATGAGTTTGTAAAGGTCTTTGATAAGCATATCACCATATATTTTTTGCCGATGGCCTTGCGCCCATCAGCGGTTGGAATCTTATTTGCCGGGACTCTTTCTGGAGATACCAGATAGCGCCTTCGTCGGCATCCGGGGCATCATCGTGGGCAGAGCTTCCCTTTGCCAGGGCCAGGGTCTGGTCAATGCCCGCCTGCATGTCCGGGGTATCCTTCAAGGCTTCATTGTAGAAGACGAAGCCACGTTCCCAAAGAGGGGAAATGTCCGTTATTCGCTGGAGCTTATCCGGTTTCTTCCGGTAGTCCCCGGAGATGGGAAGCTGGTATCCGCGGCGCTCACCCTCAGCCTCGAATTCATCCAAAATCATATCTTGCAGGAAGATCGCCTCCATGAAGAAACGGACGGACGCATCCTCCGGCAAACGCTCATACAGGTCATAGAGCCAGCGCACCATTTCCCCGGTCGTGGCCTGACGGACAAAGCAGTCCAGAAGGTGCAGCTCAGATCCTTTCTTTCCCCAAAGCCTGACGGCCTTGTAGTCATTGGATGTCTTGGGCTTCCAGGAAGGGTCAGTATAACAGACAATGGCGTCATATTTCCCGTAAGGCAACACTTTCTTGTAGCGGATCCATTCATGCTTGAAGATCTTGCCCTGGGTGATAGGGTTGTGCATGAATTCCCGGTTCCATTCGATGTATCCCATGAATTCTGCCGCCTCCCTTGCCTCTTCCTTTGTCCATTTATCCTTCCAGACGGGGTTGCCGTCATTGTCCAGGGCTTTGACCTCAGAAACGAAGACGCCTTTGATTTGGCAGATGTTATAAAGGACGGAGCACTTGGAGAAAAGGTTGCCCACCATAATGAAGCGACCGCGCCCGACATCCAGGGCACCGAACAAGGCGCTCCTTACCCAAGCGGTCAGGTCTTCTACACGTGAGGGGTTGCGGCTGAGCTCATCATCATCAAGGTCATCGCAGACGATATAGTCCGGACGGACGTTCCGGAAGCGGAGGCCTCGCGGGGACTGGCCACGGCCCAGGGCGTTGAAGATAACTCCGTCCTTTGTCTTGAAATAGCCCTCCGCCCAATCTCCTATACCCTTCTGCTGACCGAAATCGGCAATATACCGCTGGTTGAATTCCAGCTCAGCCTGGATAGAGGAAAGCAGCTCGATGGCATTGTCCTCGGCCTTGCCCACAATGACCATATAATGGATTCTGTCCCGAGGCTTGAGCCACAGGGGAACGAAGATGTCTATGTGGGTGGATTTGGCGTGGCCACGGGGCCATTTGAACACCGCCTTGAGGTTTTTGGTGTCCCGGATCTTATACGCCGCTTTGTTATGGAAGCTGGCATTGTGGATGACACGCTTGCTGCCATCCTCATCCTCCTTTGTGACGTAATGGGGGAAGTAGTATTCGCAGAATTCATCATAATGCGCCAGAAGCCTCCGGATGCGCCGCTCTTTATCCGCCGGTGTCTCATTGCGATTGACTATGCCGGTGGATGATTGGACCTCCTTACAGTGCTCCCGCCACCTTTCAAGGGCCTCTTTTATGTCAGCCTTTGAGCTCATGCTTTCCCGATATGCTCAGCGATGTACTGATCCTGGAGCCGGTTGACCTGGCGAATGAACTCAGGGGTTATCTCCTGGTCAGTGGCGGATTTGTACTCAAGCCATTTGGAGAAAGCCATGAATACCTCAATGGTATCAACGATGCTGGCCTTTTTATCCAACTTCTCAATGACTGAGGCTAATTTGGACAGTTTGTCCCCAAGGCCGGCAGCGGCCATCGGATCGCCTCCTTCTTCGACTTTCTCAATGAGACTGTTGATGGTTCCAAGGAGCTTGTTCACAAGCTCCGGGCGCGTGATGTTCTGGGCGGCCCTGGTTTCCTTCCACCCCCCATCCTGACACCACCGCGAAATGGTGGGACGGGAAACCCCCAGCTGGTCGGCAATCTGTTCCATTCCCATGCCGGACATATAGAGGGTTTTGGCTACCGCCTTTTTGTTTTCAGATTCTTTCTTTGTCATACGTGCAGAAGCGTTTTTACAGGGGCAAATTTGCACACGGGGCAGGAGCTAAACAAAAATGTGTGCAATGATTGCATACATCTCTGCAATGGTTTCATAGAAGTGTGCAACGGTTGCACATTTTTTTTGTTCTCTGTTTCTCCCTGGTTAAAATTGCGGCAAAATGAATCCGAAAAAAGGGATAAACCATGGGAAAAAGAGTAAGAATTTCCAACGAGATCCTGAATGCCTACGGCACCTGGATCGTGACTGCCGGATGCGACACCGCCCAGTATGAGAGGAACCCGGTCCTCCTTTATATGCACGTGCGTGGGGATGTCATCGGCTACATTAAGGATATTAAGGTAGAGAATGATGAAGTGACCGGAGAGCCCGTTTTTGATGAGGCCTCTGAACTGAGTATCCGGGCAAAGAAGCAATTTGAGTTTGGCAGCCTCCGTATGGTGAGCGCCGGCATTGAGATCCTTGAGATGAGCGAGGACCCGAAGCTGTTGAAGCCGGGCCAGACGAGGCCAACCATCACAAAGAGCCGGCTCATTGAGGTGTCCATCGTGGACATCGGGGCAAATGATGACGCCCTGGTCCTCACCCAGAATGGGGTTAGACTACAACTTGGAAAGGAC